TACATACATTCCCACTGTACAGAATCAGGCTATTAATACACCTATACCCACTACAATTCTAGCACCAACAACGACCGTTGACGTACCAGTTGCTACTGGTTATTCTTATGTTTTTGATTTGAGAGACGCGGATGAGTTTGAGTTTGAAGTACCTTATGTATGTTTGGAACCTTATACAAGCACTTATGGAACCATTGGAGATTTATCAATGTCTATCGTTGCGCCATTAAAGTCTAATTCGGCTGCAGCAGGCACTGTTGATTTCATGGTTGAAGTTTGTGCCTTGCCTGGTTTTGAATTCGCCACTGTCGCGCCCAGCATAATGGCTGGTGTGCCAAGTAGTGGTGTTACAAACATAACTTATCAATCTGGGCTTAGTTTGGCCCCTATTTCCGATGATGCAAGTCAGGGTGTAGTCGGTGAGAAGTTTACAAGTGTTAAACAGGTTATTATGCAACCAGATTACTTCACTTTAGATGTCCTTAACGCCACTATCCATCAGCAGCATTTTGACCCTTGGTTTAAGGCTAATGCACCAGCGCTTGCGGGACCAATGTCGACCACAGCTCAAGCCTTATGGTTTGCGTCACGGTCCTCACGTTTCGCGCACTTGTTTGCTTTTTGCAGGGGTGGCACGATGGCCATAGTACAGAAGGAAGTAGGTGCACAAAGAGTGACAGCTTCATTTTCCTTTAAGGGAAATTTAGGTGGAGCTGCTACCAGCACATTTTCAAGTTTTTATGATAAGGGCAATAGCTTATATTCCACCGTGTTAGTTGCAGATTCTATGGAGAGTGTGCGTGTTAAAATACCCATATATGGTAATTTGGCACGCTATCCCGTTGTAGGTTCTGAAGCTAATTTAGGTGGTGATAGTTTGACCCCGAATACAAATACTTGGAATACCCGGACGTTTAATGTGGTTCCAGAGTTGCGTGTTCGTAACAATTCTCTGTCTTCCACAAGGGTTGTAATTGGTCGGGCTGCGGCTGATGATGCGATATTGAGTCGCTTTATCGGACCTCCAGCCTGTATAGTTTTCAACTCGTTGGCCACTGTGTCGCCTGTTTACGGCAACACCTTAGTTACATCATTTTAGAAAAAGAAAAAAAAAATAAAACAACAAAATACAAAAACAAAAGAAAGATGATAGCGAAAGCTACATAAAATAGGTTTAAACTCCTTTTTGTTTTGTCCAGATAATAGTGTATTGTCTGGACAACATGTCACGTATTTACTTAGTACTACATACGTGACAATTAGCCAGACAATAGTCTAGTGGCTGCTTTTAGCAGTGCTGGGTTCTACACGAACCCCGTTGCCCTTGGGGGCAGTAGCCACTAGATGGCTACAATTTTCCCCCTTGGCACCGGTGTTGTGTACCGGCACGCCACTAGTATAATTACCTAGTTCACTAGGTGATTTGCTATTTTCTTCACAAA